TGGTTTCCAAATTCCTGATGTAGAATCTGTTTCTCCAAAAGTAGAAGCATCATAAGCATAGCCATCTGTAAAGTGAACGTGTGTCATTAAACCATCAAAATAACCTGTAGAGTCCCCTCTACCACCAACATAATTGGTGCTACCACTTGCATTAGCATTAAATGTTGCATCTTGACTTGGATAAGTAGCAGTAGATAAAGATGTTTGTTCTGTTCCATTAACATATAATTTACATCTATTAGAAGATGTTGCTTGTGTAGTATCAACTTTAGCAACTATGTGATACCAAGCAGAAACGTCTCTAAAAACAGCATTTGTTTCTAATTCTAATGGAAAAGAGCCACTATTATAAACATAAAAACTTAAATTATCTTGTAAATCAAATCTTAAATGAATTGCGTTGTTACTATCTTTCCATATATTTGTCATTGTTGATTCTGCACCTAAACCAGCTCTTTTTACCCAACAAGAAAAAGTAAATTTTGTTCCTAAAGTTGGTGTTCCCATTGTATTTGCAAGTCTTGTTGAAGCCATAATATATTCCTAATTAAATTGTCCTGAGTTGTTTATACCTACAGAAACAGTAATTGAAAAGTCTCTTGTTGTCACCTGACTTTCAACATCAGTCGCAGATAAAGTAAAGTTGTAGGTTTGGTCAGAAGTTGGGCTTGGTGCTGTTCCTGTTATATTGTAAGTTGCACTTGTAGCTGGTGATCCTGATAAAGTTAAATTCATTGTCGTGCTTGGTGTATTACTATTTGAAGTTAATATTGATGTTGTTTCGGCTATAGTTACGTTACTGTCTGAAGTAGCGGCAACTGATAACGAAACAGATGAACCAGCAGATACAGTTCCAAGACTACCAGCACCGGTAGAAAAACTTGGTGCAGTTGAAGCACTTAAAATAGCAGAAGATGATCTAACCGCATTTCCGTCATTATTTTCAACTCTTATAAAATAAGATGCAGACGGAAGATTAAAAGTTGCGTTAATTGATGTTGCACTTGTAAACGATACTGCTATTGCTCTTGTTATTGCACCTGTTGATGAATTAATTGCTTCAACTATTGGAACAGACACAAAGTTAGTTCCAGCTATTGTTATTGAGGAATCTGAACTTGGTGTTACGTATAAACTTGACGAAGTAATTGTTGGTTTAGTTTCTGATATAGATGCAAAAGATAAATTACCTGATGCGTCTGTTACCATAGCTTGTCCTGAACTTCCGTCTGCTGTAGGCATTTTAAAAGTAACACCATTAGAATTTAATTTACTTGATATAATTTTAAAATGATTTCCCATGTGTGCGTGAGAAGAACATTGATAATAAAGAATATTTGGTGTGTATTCATCTACGGCTAAGAGAGTATATGCACCTGACGATCCAGCAGTTCCATTGGTCGTAACTCCTGTCGTATATGCCGTTGTTTTAGCATCATCTAAATAAAATCTCAAAGGGTGTCCTGAGTTTGATGCGTCTGCTTGATCAAATTTATAATAGTAAGGTTTTGCTGTATCAGCACCATTCAAAGTAAATGCTGGTGCTTCCATAGACTCTAAAAAATAAGCATTTGAACTCCCTACACCACTATAAGGATGTGCTGTTGTTTTTGTTCCAACTGTAACTGTGTAAGTGATCGGTGAAGAAGAAGAACCATAAGCACCTCTATCGTGGAATAAAGATGATAAACTTGATAAGGTAACTGTACTATCTACTATATTAACTGTGTCGTTAGACATATCAAATATAGCAAAAGAAACCCAAGCATCATTATCAGCATTTCTAAATTTTAAAGTATTTGAAGATGTATCATACCACCATTGATATGCGTATTTAGTTGATGGCTCTGATGATGATGAGTTGTTTGATACAATAGCGGCTAACGCATTATTCAAATCTGTTCTCGTTGCTGGAAAAGTTTGGTTATCTATAATATAATCGTGATTTGCCATTTACTAAAATCCTTTTGCTATAAAATCAAATGTTCTTGAAACAGCACTATTAGATGAATTTTTGAAAGTAACATCAAACCCATTTATTGTTTTGTTTTCTACTAAGAAAAAATCACCTGTTGCCATTCCTTGTCCTGTTATGCCTACAGCATAATTAACAGTTTTAAATGCTTTTGTAAATGAAACTGTTTTTGTTCCAGCACCACTTGATATATCATTTCCTGATTGTATTCGATCTTCCATATCAATAGATACAGATAATGCAGAAATTACAGGTGTCGTTGCACCATCTCTTGATATTAATACCAATCTAAATTTATAATATCTTGCTGTATAGTCTCCGATCACAAAGTTTCTAAAAGCAGTAAATGTAGAGTTATCATCTGATAAAGCTATTTCTAAATGTGCGTTTTCGTTTGCTGGTGCATCTCCATCAAATGAACCTGTAGCCGCATCAAATAATCCTGTTTTAGAGTCAAACAAATCAGTAGGATCTTCTGAAAATTGAGTTAAAGAAGCTGTAACCCTTGAAGTGTGTGATGCTCCAATGTCAATAACACTTGCAAAGTCGTAAGTTCCTGTTGAGTTTAAATCTGTAAGTCTTAATAAATTACTTGCTAAAGTTAAATTTGTTTTTGTTCCTGTAAAATTAGGGTTTTCTGTGGCACTTGCTACATTATTAAAATTACCAATCGCTGTTACATTTGTTGCAATTATTGTTGCTTGTAAAGAAAAGTTACCTAATTTATCTACTGCTTTAATTAGATATGAACCTACTCTAGCTGGAACTGATACTGATGTTGCTGGTCTTGATACCTTTTCAATTAATGATACTGAGTTTTGCCATTCTGCACCTGTCGTTAAAGTTGAGTATCTGACTTGATAAAATGCTAAATCTAAATCTGTTACAGCTTCCCAAGATAGATGGGCTTCGTTTCCAACAATATTACAAGAAAAATCTGTCACGTTTGAGATTGGGTCTGTTGCACCAACAATAGTTCTTTGTGCTGTTACGTAAGAACTAGAAGCCCCACTTGAACCAACAGCTTTGACTCTAACATCATAAGTTTCTTGGTCAATTACATTTAAAACTCTATGAGTTAGACCTGAACCTTGTGCATATATTATAAAATTTGAGTCAGATGCTTTTTTATATTCAACTTGATAAAAAGATACAAAGCTATTTGGAGAAGCACCAACAGCAATATCTAATGCTACAATTACAGTTCCATCATTATAAGATATTAGTTGGTCTGATAAAGTCACACTAGCTGGTGGTTGTATTAAAAAAGGATTTGGTAATGTCGTTGATGGTGTAGATGATACCTGTGTTTTTGTTGCCCAAGTATAATGAGAATCTTGATGTTCAATTAAATTTAAACCAACAGTAAAATCTTCATTGAACGTAATACTATTAACTCGAAAATTTTTTGCACTAAATCCTAATGAACTATGTGTTATTGCCACAATATCACCTATTGCTAAATCATATGCTTTACCACCAGCATTTATATTTAGTTTTAAAGCTTCTCTTGATCTTCTCAATATTACTTCTGCCATTTCTTCAGCTTGATACGGAGAAGTTAAAGTTTGAAAATCAAATCTTCCCTCTAATAAAAAACCACCATCAGCAGTTTTCATAGTTGCGTGTTGATCTGCACTAGCTAAACCGGAATCATCTATTGGGGGAAACTGCACTTCATCTACTTGAAAGTTTCTATCAGGATTTATAAAACTACAAATAACTCTATTATATTTATTATTTTTATCTTCACTTGCTAAACTAAATCCACCAAATATATCATCTTCTGTAAGTGTAATTGATGCTGACCCTGTTGTTTCTAAAACTAATTTATATTTACCACCTGTATAGGGTAAAAAACCACGACAACCTCTAAGTAAAATTCTAGTGTTTTCTATAATTTTTTTACTTGTATCTAATACAGCATTACAATCAAATATGTTGATGTTTGATGCACCTGAATATGGGGTTACTTGTGTTACAGCAACTTGTGAGGCATCATAAAAACTTTGTAAATCTATATTTGCTGTGGCGATGCCTTTTCCATATCTTTCGTTTCTTAAATAATCTAAAATGCAAAATGCTGGATTTGAAGAAAAAGTAGCAGATGATTCAGACAAATTTGAAGCTAGGGTAACAACCTTTTTACCTTTTATTTTTGCTTGAACTTTTGGAATGCCGCCAAAAACATCTTGATTCCATTTAAACTTCAAAGCTAAATAAGCAAGACCTGATAGCTTGTGGTTAGTTCCCCAGCTTGATAATGTTGATAACAAGCTAGATGCACTTTGACTATCAGAACCTAAATGTGGCTCTATTGTAATATATGAAACAGCATCTTTGTAAAAATTACTATCTGAACTATCAACTGTTCTTTGTGTGTTGTCTGCAAATGCACCATCAAATGTTACTACTTTGTCATCTACTCTAATCTGTTCTATTGAGTTTATTTCTCCCTCACAGAGAACCAATGCCATATATAAAAACTCGTTGTCTGTTCCTGAGGTTTCTAAAAAAACTCTTGTTCCACCAACTAATCTTTCACCATAAACAATAGGTATATTTGCATCATTAGATTGTTTATTAAGTAGAATACCTTTTTCAAAAGAATCAAAATCTGTTTCTCCAAATTCAGGTATTTCAGGTTGAGGCATTAACCACGATAAAGCTTTACTTACAACTTTTATTGGAAACTCAATTATTTTTTTTACTGCACCACCCATTTAATTATGAAACTTCCTTTTGTATTTTTTACCAACTCTATAAATCTTATTATGTTTATCTAATCTTAACCAATTAATAGATTGATTAGTTTCTAAATATCCTTTGAAATAATTATAAACCCATCTCATTACTTCTTTAGCTTTTCTTAAAATTACAATATCATATAACCAAATATTGTTACCTGAGTTCCATTGATTTTTATAAAGTAATCCTGTCTGACTATATTGATCTTCGTCTTTGTTATCTAATTTAGCCCAGTTTACAAAACCATATAAACCTTTTTCATCTTTAAATATTTTATATTGTTGTAAATTTATTGATGGTAAAATATGATAATACAATTCTTGATAACTATTATCTTTATATTTATCAAAATTTTGGAATAATTTAATTATCTCTTGCATTATGCTCTACCCCATTTAATATCTTGTACTGTTTCACTTGAAAAATCCATACCCACATCTGTGCTAAAAAATCTTTGTTGAGATGTATTGTTTGTTTTTCTTCCATTAAGTTTATCAAAGTCTGCCCAATGAGACACAATCTTAAATATAATATTACTATCTGAACCTTGTTCAGATATTTCAAAAGTATCAATTGTTCCTTTGTAAAGTAAAAATGGGTCTGCTATCAAAGCATTAGAATCATCTAAAAATCCTCTATGGATTGTTACTGAATCATTCACTACATTCTCATTAAGTGCAGTAGAAATAAAAGTTTGATCTGCTCCTGATAAACCAAGATTTAAACTTGTTTTAGTTATATCAACTTCCTCAGAAAAATTTGATATACCCATCACAAAACTAGATGATGTGTAAGTTACACTAGAACCTGAAACAGAACTTGTTATAGGAAATGAACAATCAGTAATATTGACAGGGCTACTAAAACCGATTGTAATAAGATGGACGGGTCTAAGATCATTTGTTGCTAGTTCGTTCTTGATCGCTGTCGTTAAGCTTCTCGTCATAATTTTCTATTGTTCTCCTTTTTACTTTTATATAATCCGACACGATATAACTTGCTTTATCAGATGGTTCTTCGTGTTTTCCTATATTATTTGTTTTTAAATCTACACCATCTCCGTCAATTACTTCCTCAGCTATCATATCTACGTTGATCCAATGTCTTACTAGGTATTTCATTATAAAGCTTCCTCAACATCTAATTGAAATGAATATAAAACATTACCATCTTTGTCTGCTCCCACTGCTCCAAACTCTTGAATGTCATTTGTTAAAAAAACAGTAAAAGGAACATTGTCATAAGTAACAACTGAGTCGTCTGCTAAAGCCGTTGTAAGAGGTGGTTCAATCGTAACAGTAGCGGCATTTGAACTTGAAGTTACATCTGCAACAACCATATATACTTTATTGTGCGAGGCAAATTTAATAAAGTCTCCCGTCTTAAATCTACCCGCACCATCACTAGCGAATGCGTCCATTGCTATTGTTGTATCACCAACTGAGTGAACTCCATTAACTAAAACTGTTCCTGTTTCAGAACCTCTAGCATTTTTAATCTCAGGTGGAATAATTGTAAAATTTTCTTTACCTGATCTTTGCTTGATAATAAAAGCCATAAGTTCTCCATATACATCTGATCTCTTTGCAGTTATTATTTCTGCTGTAAAAGCAAATCTTTGTCCATCAATTTGTCTTGCTAATTTTTTACCACTATCTGATTTAGAAATAATTGTAGTTTGAATTGATTTGATTCCCATTGTAGAGAATGCAGAATTAGATATAGGGAAAGCACCACTCATTAGATTAAATTACTACTCCCTCTTTCATTAACTGATTCGTTTATAATTCTTGATATAGTTCCTCGTCTTTCAACTAATAACCTATCAATACCACTTGCATCAACAGCATTGATTGTAAAATTAACATTTACATTACCTGTTCCTGTTCCTCTAGCTGATTGTGTAATTTGTCCTGTTTGGTTTGGTATAAATAATTCAGCACCTTTTTCTCCTACAACAATAGGTTTTCCTTTTGACACAGCACCACCTTGTGAAAAACCACCTAAAAATGAAAGTATTGCTAATGGATTTCCTGATGCGGCAGATAAATTTCTTTGTTTTTCTTTTTCTTTTGTAATTAATTTTTCTATTGCTAATTCAACTGATTTTCTTGCTATAATTTCTATAATTGCACTTAATATTCTTACTGCTAATTCTTGTGCCATTTTTCTAAATGTCTCTGCAAGGTTTTCTCCTAATATTATTGATTTAGCTAAACCATCTGACATTTTAGTTATTCCATTATCAATTGATGTTCCTACTATTTCTCCAATTTTTTTAAAATTATCTTTAAATTTCTCTAGTTTATTTTTATTACCATCTTCTATTGTTTTCATAAGAACTTGAAATTGAAATTTTAGTTTATCAAGAAATGTCGCTTCAGGTACTTCTTTTTTAATATCAATGCTTGGAGTTTCAGTTTCTGTTTCAATATTTGTTTGTTCTGATATTCCTCTAATCTCTTTTATCTTTTTAATTATCTTATCAAGCTGAGTAATTAAAACTGCCGCACCAGCTATTAATAGATTTTTTCTAACAGCACTATTAAAAAGCAACATTGAACCTCTTGCCGCCATTATTGCTGTTGAAAGATTATGAAAAAATTTAATTAGTTTAAATGCTATAAGAATTTTAACTGTTTCTATTATAAGTGATAAATTGTCTTGCAAAAATTTAGCGGCTTTAGCAGTAAATTGTATTGCTGAACTTAAACCAGCACCTATCATTGCACCAAATTTTTTAATTTCCTCTCTGTTTGCTTCAACTGTTTTTTTAAGATCACCTAAGTTTTCTTTTAATGCACCAAAAAAACCTTGTGCAACATCAACCTGAAATATAAAAAATGCGTCTCTTAAATTTGATATAGTTCCAAACAATGTTTGAGAAAGTTCGTCCATTAAATTACCAAATTCTCCACCTTTACCAAAAGATTTATTCATTCTTTTAATTGTGTTTATAGCATTGACACTTACACCAGCTTCAAAACCAGCCATACCAGCAATACCTCTTTCTTTAAGTGCTTCTGCCGCCGCAATACCTGTACTAAATGCTTTTTGAATTTGGAAAGCCGCAAATGCAAAATCTCCACCCATTTGTGCGGCTACGTTTCCTGTTATAGTTAATAAATCGTCAAATGTTAAACCAGCTTCTTCAGCTTTTTTTCTAACAACTGCTAATGATGTTACACCTTGTTGTATATTAGATAATTCAAAGGGAGTTCCAGCCGCAAATTTTGTAATTGATCTTAAAGCTTTTTCTCCAGCTTGTGCAGAACCGAATAATGTTTTTAATTGTACTGATAAATTTTCTACTTGTATTCCAGCATCAACAAATCCTTTAATAACTACTCCGGCACCTAATCCTATAAAAGCATTTCTTAAATTAAATACAGATTGTTTAACTCTTTGTAAGTTTCCTTGTAATCTACCTAATGCTTGTTGAGATTTATCTCGTGCTACTATGTCTATATTGAGTCTTTCGTTTGCCATTATGTTTTATACCTTTTTGCTTCAGCTAGTGATTTCTTAGTTTTATACTCATCTTGTTCTTTTTTCAAGTAAGCTAACCAAAGATTATAATGGCTTACAGGCATATCTAAAACTTCTTGAATTGTGAGATGTAATCTGTCTGCTATGACTAACAGCGACCTCGTATCAGGGTCGCTTTCTACTTTTTTTCGGCTTCCTCGTAATTAGTATCTACAAGAATTTTATTGGCAACAGTAGCAATAACATTAGAGTCTGCTTTTTTTCTTAAAGCAAATTTATCTTCAGGTTTAAATGCTTTTACAAGATTACCTTTATCATCTTTTACTTGTAGTTTCATTATAAGCAAATCAACAAGAACATTTAAGTCTTGAAAATTACTAGACTTCTTAAAAATAATATTCTTTTCTTCCAATGTTAAAGGTTCAGAATAAAATACTGATGGATTGCCGTGTTCGTCTTTCCATTCTTCAACTTCAATCGTAATCGTTTGAAGCGACTCAAAGTGGCTTTTAACTCGGTCAATTACTGACATAAATTAATATTAGACAGTTCCTCTAGTTAAAGCACCTGTTCCTTGAAAAGTAACTGATCTAGTAATTACTGCGTCCATAGCATTATTAACTGACATACCTGTTACAATTCCTGAACCTGTAAAGCTTTCGTCTCCTGATGTATCGCCCTCAGGTAATAAGATAAAAGCTATTGAACTTCCAACAGTTAAAGTTTGTTGTGGTGAATCAGTTTCATCATAACTCATTTCTAAAGTTCCTGAGAATGATGTTCTTCCAGCTAAAAAACTTTTTGTTGCATCTGATAATTGAGTATCCTCTACAACATCAGCAGTAGTTTCTAAAGTGAACCCCGTCAGTTCCCCGATTGCAGTTCCACCCGCTTTAACTACACCTTCTTTTCCGTGATGTGTTGCCATTTTTTATTTTCCTTTTTTGGTTTATCTTTTTTTTCGTTTTGTTGCTTATAACCAAGTGCTATAAAATTTTCAAGTTGAGTTTCGTTAATTGTTACTTCGTTCCCATCTTTATATAATTTAATATCTTTAGCCATAATAAATCCTTTTACTACTTATCCTCGTCCTCGTCAATTTCTTCTTCGTCAAAATCCTCATCATCTAAATTTTCTTCCTCTACTTGATTTTCTCTTAATTCTTCAAGTAAGTCTTTGACTTCCTCACACATGAGACTTTCCTTATCGTGTAATTTTTCTATTGCATCTATTTTCTTTTGTATTTTGTTTATAATTTTATCCATTTATTTCTCCTTATGGTGTTCCTGATTGATACTCGTACATACATCTGATTGTCATTCTAATGCCACCAACAGGAAATAAAGAACCCTCGTCAGTTTCACAAGATACAACCATTGTATCTAAAGCGTTTCCGTTTCTTGTAATATCAGTTTCTACAGCAGTTTCAATAGCTGTGATTAACTCGTTTCTTTTAGTGTCTATATTAGTTTCTGCACCTTTAACAAAACCTGATATGATAAAATCAATCGTGCCGTGTCTTGTTCTTGCACCACTACCTAATTCCGAATCGTCTCTAGTTTCTTCTGATGTTTGAACTATAACTGCTGGGTATTGCTGTTCAGATAATTCGTCTATTGGAAAAGGTTGTCTAGTAGCTTTTTTAACTGCTGGGCTAGATATGTTACCTATAACAGTAAGTAAATTAGATGCTATGTTTTCTCTTACACTCATAATTTCATATCTCTAAATTGTTTTTTTATAAACTTGTTAAATGTATTCTGTATAATCTTTTCTGTTCTATCATTAAAGCCAAAAAATACTCTTTTAGGTTCGTTTAAAACTTGATTGAATAATGCTCTCTGTCTCATTTCAGCATTAGAAAAACCTAAAGTTATTTTATTTTTTCCTGTTTTTTTAACTGTTCTGTTACTTGGTGTTAATGCACTTAACATACGACCCGTATAAAATAAATCAACTGCTGTCTTTTTACCCTCTCTGTTTAATTTTTTTAAATAGCTTGAACTATAAGGTGCAAATTTTCTTGAATTAACATCAATACCTTTTGCTGTTTTAGTTCTAATAATATCTAATAATTGAAAACCAGCTTGTAATATTCCTTTATCAATAATTTTAGGAAACTTTGATTGTAACCTTTTAAATCTTTTTTCTATATGTTTTGAGTTGGTTTTAATCTTTATACCAATAGCCATTATCTAACTAATCGTCCTGAACCGTGTAAAGACTCTCTTTCGTTCTTAACGATAGTTCCGTCCCCTGACGCATCATACTCTACACCATCTTCTAATATATCTCTAAACTCTTGATTATATTCTGACATATAATGTTCTGCCATTCTTTCAAATCTATCTTTTTCTGTTTCAGGTCTGAATTTAGATAAAGCGGGGCATAAGAATCTACCTAAAAATAAATAAACACCAGCACGTTCAAATTGGTCTAAATTAACTTTTGTATCGACCATTTCGTTTGTATTTAAAACTGTAATATCCGTATAGACATTAGTTTTATATACAGACCACCATTCTATTCTTAATCTTCTTAAAATATCGTTTGTTGTTTGTGCAAAGAAATTAGTTGCTTCTGTATCTGTTGAAGCAATACCAAAACCAAAAGCATCAGGTTGATACTTTGTTACATCTCCAGCGACAATTACGTTAGCACCTGTATAATTAGCCATATTAACTTCCTAATATAATTATAATTACTATTGCTATTGGTATAGAATACATTGGGTTATTTTTAGCTTTTACCCAAGCCCATTTTGACCATTTTCTAATTTTAAATATAATCCACTCGTTCATTTCTTTTTCCTTGTTTTCTTCTTTGGTTTTAAACTAACAACTTTGTTATCAACCTTATTTTCTACTTTTACCTCATCTTGAACGGGTTTGAAACCTCTAATTTCCCATACTCTTTTGTTTGAATTATAGTCTATCAAAGTTCTCTCAATTACTTTGTTACCCTTTTTTAATTTTATTGTTGCTGATTTTTCAATTTTCATTTTTACCATATATTCTCCTGTTAGACTCGTGGGGTATTTCTACCCCACAAGAAATCAATTATTACTGAACTGATGAGTCGAAGTGTAACTCTACACCATATGAATCGTGGATTTCTCCTACGCCATATACTGCTGTCGCTACAATCTCGTCTGCTCTTAATGAAGCATCTCTTTGAGTTTCTACTTTTAGCCCTTGCATTTCTGCCATTGCTAAAGCATCTCTGTGGAATGCCGCACCTTTATAGTCTCCAGCATTACCTGTATTAGACATATTTGAAGTTTCAAATACTCTCATACCAGCTAATGTTCCTACAAAACCACTTCTTAAAGCTTCGTTAGCTAAATCGTTTGCGTTTGAGTTTGCAAATGTATTAGTTAAGTTTGCTTTTAAGTCGTAAGCAATTTTAGGGTGTAAGACTACTGCACATTCATTGATATTCAATGCCGCTGATCTTAAATCAGAAGCTGCCGCAAAAACTTTAGCCGCTGTGATAGCCGCTGTTCCGTCTCCGATAGCTGTTGAAAAACCATCAAATAATGCTGTCATATCTGTGTCTTGTTTTTTTGCAATTGCTTCACCGAACAATCTACCAATGTCTGCCGCAACATTTCTTGGAGCAGAATTTCTTGCTAAGTCTGTAAGTGTAGTCATAACACCAACTTCTGAAGCTGTGATTGTAACTGATGATGGGTCAATCGCTGTGTTTGATAAATCAGAAGCTTCTGATACTGCCGCCGCAGAAACTGCCGCGTAAATTGGTACTTCTACCGCTTTACCGCCACCTGAGATCGCGTAATTTCTTACAAGATTTCTCATAATGGATTGTTCCTGTGCAACAAATTGAGCTTCTGCCACTATCTCTGTATATAGTTCCGATAGCGTAGAACTTGTGCTTTCGTTTGCCATTGTTAGTTTCCTTTATATTTTAATTGTTTAAATTAATCTTAATAGCACCTGAGTCTCGCTTCTTCCTATATTCTGCATAGGCTTTACGATCTTCGGGTTTATTAAGGTCTAAGTCCTGAATATTTAAGGGTTTTACAGTATTACCACCGATACTTGCTTTACTTCCTGAACCTTGTACTGTTGCATTGCGGAAGTGTGGGTTCGTATCTAGAAACTCTTTAACTCTATCTTCTATTGTAAAGAGTTCACCTTTTGGGTTATATCTTACATTAGAATTATTATCAAGTACCTCTATTCTTCCATCATCATTTAATTTTACTTCTCTTTCAATTAATTGAACGACTTGTTGAGGATTGATTGCATTGTTCTTTGATGCAACAGATAAAATAGAATTATCAATTTTTTCTTTTTTGATTTCTGTTTTATATCTTGATATTTCAGAGTCTTTTTCAGCTATTCTTTCTTTCATAAGCTTTTCTATTTCAGCTTTTGATTTAGCTTCTTCTAATTGTTTTTGTTTAAGAAGTTCTGTTTTTTGTTTATCTTCTTCTTCCATTTTTCTTTCATACTTCTTTCGTTCTGACATTATTCTAGCTTGAAGTATGTTATCTAATTGTTCTTGTGTGAACAATTTTTGTTCTGCTTTTATTTCTTCTTTTGGTTGTTCTTTTACTTCAACAGGTGCTGAAGTTTCTTGTTTTTTTTCTTCTGACATTTTTACTCCTATATTATTAGTTCACCGCTACTATCATACCAATCAGGATTGACGTAACTCCATTGATGACGACAATTATAACCACCTCTAACTATAAGTGGGTCTCCAGCTTTTTTGCCTGACCAACTTCTTGATGACCATATTCGTCTAACTTCATCAATCGTAAAAAGACCATCTCGTCTCTTAGATTTTATTACACCATTTACAATATTTCTGCAAATCTGTCGTGTTGTGGGTATTACATCTCCATAATATTTGACAAATGTAAGACCAGCATTTTTTGACTTATTAAAGTTCAAAGTAGCATCAAAATCACGTAAAGAGTCGTTTAATATATG